TATCAAACACTTGATAGATTTAGAATGAATATTGGTGGCACTTCAGCAGGACGATTTACTATGGCACAAGATAGCTCTGCACCAGAGGGTTTTGCTAACTCTTTGAAATTATCTTGCACTACGGCAGACACATCTATTGCTGCTGATGAGTTACTTTCTCTACAACAAAGGATAGAAGGTCAAAACCTACAGATGTTTGCCAAAGGAACAACAAGTGCAAAACCATACGCTGTATCTTTTTATGTAAAGGGCAACGCTTCTGCCACATATACTTGTGAGCTAGAGGATGGTGATAACTCAAGAAGGGTAGCTAAAGAGTTTTCTGTCACTACAGACTGGACAAGAGTAGAGTTATCTTTTCCAAAGGATACAACAGGTGCTTTTGATGACGATAATGCTTTGTCATTATCCTTAAATATATTTTTACATGGTGGCTCAAACTTTACAAGTGGTACGTTTTCAGCAAATACTTGGGAATCTATATCAAACACAACAAGACTTTCAGATAGTCAAACTTCATTCTTTGACAGCACAGACAGAACCTTCTTCATCACAGGTGTTCAGTTAGAAGTAGGGCAGAACCCAACAGAGTTTGAGCATGAGACTTTTGAGAGGACGTTGAAAAAATGTGAAAGGTATTATTATTTAAAAGGAAAAGGTGCTGCAACTTATCTTTGTAATGGGGGGTACGTATCAAGCAGTGAAGTAGACGGTGTTATAAACTTTCCCACAACCATGCGTTCTGCTCCGACTTTGGAGCAAGCTTCAGGAACTAATTATTATAGTGCAATATCTGCTGACGGCACAGACACTTTAGATGATTTTGTAATGCATCAAGGTACAATTTACTCTGCTTTGATATACAACAATAGTGATGCAAGTGGCACAGTAGGTCGCTATGCCGCATTAAATATAGCAAATGCTTCTGGGTCTATTGCCTTTAGTTCGGAGTTATAAAATGGAAATACTACAAGCAAAATATTGTTGCTATGGTTCTGAAACAGAGCCTTCAAGTATTAGGGTACAGTTAAATGGTAACATTGTTCTTAGTGTACCACTAGACCCTGACAATACAGACTACGCAGAGATACTAAAACAAGTAAAGGAAGGCACACTGACCATACAGGACGCTGACTAGTGTTTGACCCTGTTACCATATCTGCTGCAGTCGCTACAGCAAGTACAGCTTTCAATGGTATCAAGAGAGCATTTCAGGCAGGACGAGACTTTGAAAGCATGGCAGGAGACTTGTCAAGATGGATGGGTGCAGTCAGTGACGTAGATGCTGCCCACAAGTCTGCTAACAACCCATCAATGCTCCGTAAGGTACTCAATGCCAAGAGCATAGAAGAAGAAGCAATAGAAGCATTTGCTGCTAAAAAACAACTGGAACAACAAAGAAATGACCTACGCACTTTTATACAGTTTTCTCAGGGGCAATCTGGGTGGGAAGAACTCCTACGCATGGAAGCAGACATACGCAAGAGAAGGCAGAAAGAGATATACGACAAGAAAATCTTTAGAGAAAAGGTCATAAACTATGTCGCTATGGCAGTGGTTTCTGTTGTTGGTCTTGGTGCTTTGGTGCTGTTTATTTTTACCCTTATGGGGTTCGACAGAGGATGGTGGTAACTGCGTAAGAAAAGACGGTGGACAGTACACATTTGAGTGGCTTTGTGCAGACAACTATGGTACAATAACTTTAGCACAATCCGACAACATCAAGAACTGCTACACCTGCTTCCTCAAGAAGTTCAGTGACTGGACATGGGAGCAAGAGAAGAGACTAGGCAAACGTGAAGACCCAAAGTATATCACCTGCCGTAGATACAAAAGAGTGCAAGCAAAGAACGGACAGCAGGTCTGTTTGTACAAGGGAGCAAACGATACATATACGCTAGTGGTAGAAGGACAATGCCCCACAGAGTACCGTTGCAAATATGATCCAAATGGTCAGCCACCTAATATAGATAGTGTTTTAGATTCAATGAATAAGAGTTTTAAGTAACATGGAAATAGACCCAGTAATATTTTGGAACGTAGTGCTGACACTCATCATAGCTCCTGCAGTGTGGGCTTTTCGTAACATGATGGCAGAGATAAAGCGTATAGACATACTGCTCAACAGAACACGAGAAGACTATGCGTCTAGGGCAGAGGTCAAGGATGAGATGCAACACGTAATGGAAGCATTACACAGACTAGAAGATAAACTAGATAGGGTATTAAGTAGAGAGAGCAAATGATTCAGTTTCAAGGATTTAAACCATCAGGTATAGAAAAGATAGCTAACGCTATGGGCTTTCAAGGTGAAGAGAAAGACTTTAAAAAGTTTTTAGAAGAGAACCCAGACAGACAGGCAGAGATGATGCGTTATCAGGACATGGCACGTAAGATGGTATCAGGTGGCTATGTAAAGAAGATGAGTACAGGTGGTGCGATAGATGATGAGGTATTTACAGGACAGCCTGTTCCTGATAATGAACTTCCACCCAAGAAAGAGCCTAAGAGAGCAAAGACTATACAAGACGTGGCTGCCAAAAGAGTTACTGATCCTAAGTTACCAACAGGGGCAAGTATAACTCCTTACGGTGTGCCTGCAGAAGATAATCAGCTACTAAAAGATGACAATATAAAACTAGGAACAGATCCTGTAGCTAAACAAACCAAAGCTACAACGGACACTGCTACTGTGGGAGGGGACGAAACTGTAAGTACGTTTGATGCTGAAACAAAAGCAGATGAAGTTAAAGCTGTTACAGATAGTCTGAATGCAGCTCAAACAAATCCAGATGATCCAAGAGCTGAAATAACAGCTCAGTCATCAACTGAATCTTTAGTAAAGAATGTGGATGCAGCACAGGGATTTGCTCACATAATAGATAGCCCTGCTAAAAGAGAGCTTGACAAAAATGAAATCGTAGATCCTGTAGCCAATGCAGATAAAGCATCTAAATTTACTGAACAGATTGAAGCTGCCACAGCCACACCATCAGAAAAAGCTACAGTGCGAGGGCAACTATCATTACTTACAGATAACTTTGACGCTCAGAACCCACCTGCTTGGGCTGCAGGGGCATTGAGAGGTGTTCAGGCTCAGATGCAAGCAAGAGGTCTAGGGGCATCTAGTATTGCAGGACAGGCTCTTATACAGGCATCCTTAGAGTCAGCTTTACCTATAGCAATGGCAGATGCTAAAACACAAGCAGGGTTTGAAGCACAGAACTTATCCAACAGACAACAACGTGCAATGCTTGCAGCAGAACAACGTGCTACTTTTATGGGCATGGAGTTTGATCAGGCATTTCAAGCCAGAGTTATGAAGGCGTCTAAAGTTAGTGACATAGCCAATATGAACTTTAATGCAGAACAGCAGGTCATATTAGAAAACTCTAAGATAGTGAACACTATGGAGTTAGCCAATCTCAACAATAGACAAGCCATAGTGTTAGCTGAAGCAAGTGCATTAGCAAACCTAGATATGGCTAATCTAAATAATAGACAGCAAGCACAAGTTATGAATGCTCAAAGCTTTCTACAAATGGAAATGGCTAACTTGTCTAACAAACAGCAGATGGAGATATTCCAAGGACAACAAAGAGTATCGGCATTATTCAATGATCAAGCTGCAGAAAATGCCGCAAAACAATTTAATGCGTCAAGTGAAAATCAAACAAAGCAATTTTTTTCTCAACTAAAAACTCAGACATCTCAGTTCAATGCTGCTCAAGCTAATGCTCATGCTCAATTTAATGCAGGAGAAGCCAATGCTATTGATAAATTTAACAAAGAGATGCAGAATCAACGTGATCAGTTCAACTCCAAGAATAGATTAATTATAGATCAGAGCAACGCACAGTGGCGAAGAGAAATAGCAACAGCAGATACTACGGCTATAAACAGAGCTAATGAACTAAATGCTACTGCTCTGCTTAATATGTCAAACAGTGCATACAATAATCTGTGGCAATACTATAGTGACGTTATGGAGATGTCATGGGAGAGTACAGAAAACGAAAGACAACGTGTTGTGCAAATGGCTGTAGCACAGCTAAACGCTGAGACACAAAAAGAATTATCAGAACTAAAGGCAGACTACGATTCTTCTGTAGGTTTTGGTAATCTTATAGGCACGTTCTTAACAGCAGGTAAGGACAGTGTTGTAGGTAGTTTACTCTTATAGGAGGATAAAATGTCAGATTATAATCCAACCAATCCTGCATTTGATATTATCTTATCTGTAGACAGATTGATAAGTAATATGAAACCTAAGAAACTGGAAGCAGATTCTACCAGAGGGTTGATGAGAAACAGAACTCAAACTGTAGATGAAGCAAGACAGGACGGCAGGATGCAAATAGCAAAGTATGTAAAGACTCTTAGAGATATTAGAGAAAGTAATAAAAAGACATGATAGAAAGAGAACCACAAATAGATGCCCCGATTCCGGGAATGGGACTAACTGCTCCTCTAGGGGGTAGACCTTGGCAACAACCACCACAGTTTGCCACGGTAGAAAATGCTTTGGAAGAATATTACCTACCAAAGATTACCGACAAAGCTTTTATACCAGAGCTACTGACCATTGTAGAGTTAGGAATACCTCTAACAACTATTGCCAACTCTTTTCAACTGGCTGCAGTTATGGAAGGAAAGCATAGCGTTGATGTAGGTATTCTACTTATACCTGTGTTAGTTGAACTAATGATGACTCTTGCTGAAGCAAATGATGTAGAGTACGTGTCGGGTATGAGCAGGGAAAAAGAGACTAGACTATCCAACGCACAGATAGCCTTGGCTAAAAAGCAAGGACTGCTAGGAGAAGAAGAAGAGATAGAAGCACCTGCTGTAGATACAGAAGAAGTAATGCCAGAAACAGAAGAACAAGGCATGGGATTGATGTCAAGAAGGGAACAATAGAATGAGTTTAGGTGGATTCGCACAAGGACTAGCTACTGCGTTTCAAAGAGCAGAAGATAGATATCAAGAGAAGAAAGCTAGAGAAGAAGCTCGTGCAGATGCAAAGCTTGCTCGTGCTGCTCAGAATGCTTTTGCTGAAAAGATGTATGAAAGAAGAGAGCGAGATGCCTATAAGAAAGAACTTAGAGATACGTATGGCTATCTACAGGCTACATTTGGTACAGACGAAGAAGGCAGAAGATTGTCCGCTGCATTTTTACCTATGGGAGCATCTGCAAAAGACGTAATAAAACAGTATCAAGCTTCTGTGAAGGGGACAGGTATAGATTTTAAGAGTCTTATAAATGTCTCTAATCCAAGTGGGGCAACAGATGAATATAAAGTTCCAAAGTTTGATGCCCTAATGAGTCAGCTAGTTGATGCACGATATACAAAGGACGGACAGGAAACATCTGCATTCATGCTACCTACAGTTAAGCTAGGTAAAATACCAGATCAAAAACAGGAGATTACTGGTCTTACAGGTCTAGGTAGTGACGATGCATTTGAAGCTATGATGAATATAGACTTAGCTAGAAGTGAAGCACAAGCAAACATTGAGTATGGTGCAAACGTAGCAAAAAATAAAGCTAAACTAGAAGTGCTAAACAAACTGTATGAACAAGAAAAAAAGAAAGCTGAAAAACAAGTAGGCAGTGGCATAGGGGATACTCCTGCTTCTATGTTTAATATGGTAGATAGAAAAAATAGAGAGTTTACAATATCCCAGTTAGGTGGCAGTGTGGAAGTTGTTGATGCTGCACAACAAACTTACAAATTAAAAAGAGATGGTAACAGGGTAAATATTCTTTTAGGATTTGAAAACGGATATAGAAACAAAGATGATTTATTTTCTACCTTTATGGGAAGTAGAGTGTTATCCAATGCACAGGTAGATACCTATAACGCTAATTATGTAGGACAACAAAATAATTTCTTACAAGAAACAATACGTATGCAGGTATCAAAGCAGACAAGGAAGAGTGGTTCAAGACTTCCTATAGTTTACATGAGTGGGTTTGAGGGCATGGATCAGACTCAGGCAAAGCAACTACGGAAACAGCAAGAAAGGGAACTTGCAAAATTAAAACCGGGCATGGCTTTTACTCCTATGATTATAGATGACAGTGGAGAGTACGTTAGGGCAGATACACAATTATTTAAGAAAAAAACAAGAGTTACAGAAAACAATCCGTCAGGGATACTTGCATTTCTACCCTTACAACGTGTAAACTATTTTCAGAGATAGATAATGTCAGACACAGAACAGCAAGAAGCTAACGAAATGATGGACTATCTGAAGTCCTTGACTGTAAAGGACGAAGAAGATCAGCAATTAACTTTTATAGGTGACGAAGATGACGTAGAACAACTGTCACCCTCATCTGAAGAAGAAGACGAGCAAGAAGCTAACGAAATGATGGAGTTTCTTAGTAGCGAAGATGCACAAACCTCGGATGACAACTCCTCACTTTACATCCCAGACAATACAACCGTAACAGAAGAAAGCACGTTTCAAAACGACAACATAGAACCTCAAGATAATGATGATGCTGAGAAGAAAAATGTGCTTGGTGCTATATTTGATGTAGGAACTATGATAGGCACTACCATGTTTGGAGAGGACTCTAAAATTGGTGCTGTAGGTGGAGACATCATAGAAGAGGGGTTCTTACATAGGAACGAAGAAGGTAAACTTTCAGGTATTGTAGCTAAAGCAGGTGCAGGTATTACACAAGCTGCATCTGAAGGTGTGCAATTTGTTGGTAGTATGGCTGAAGCTTTAGGTAGATCTGACTTATCCCTAGCTCCTAGCTTTAATCCCACGTTTAGAGGGGGATTATCCGTAGGACATGTCAATGAAGAATTTTGGGAAGCGAGAAAAGATCCAGAATATTCCAAGAAAGTTGATGAAGCTTTTGAAAACTTTGCCATATACGATCTAGCCCATGCTATAGAGAAGGGCAAAAAAGAAACATTTGCTGAATCAGAAACATTTACTGGGTCAGCAGTGGAAGGACTTTCTCAATTCTTTGGTCCTTACGGTGCTATGGGATTGGTAAACAAAGCATATAGGGGCTACAAGGGAGCGTATGTCAAAGAGATCATTACAGGGCTAGCGTTTTTTGATCCTGATGATAAGAACCTAACTACCTTTTTAAAAGAGCTAGGCATACACATACCTGTAATAACAGACATACTAGCTAAAGACGATGACGATCCTACTATGGTCAAACGACTTAAGAATGTTTTAGAAGCTGTGTTTGTAATGTTACCATTTGATGCAGGTAAAATTACAGATGATATACTCGTCATCAATAGACACAAATTAAATGTAGATAAAGCCAAGAAAGAATTGCTTGACTTTGGTAGTGTATCTAAAGAGACAGCAGAAGAACTAGAAAAATCAGCCCAAGCTATAGGAGAGGTAAAGCCTGTTGATATAGAACTTATGGTTAAAGAAGAGATTGCTGAGAAGGTATCTAAATACAGTGAAAGAATAAAAAAAGTTAGAGGTGCTACAGAAGCAAACAAAAAAGCAGTAGAACAGAGCAACAAAAAGATTGCCGATGAAAATCTAGAGATGCACAATGCTATCATTGAAGGGTTTGAAGAACAGCTAAGTCCAAACAGAGGGCTAAAAAGAACAGACAAGGACTTTGTGCATGTATCTAAAAAGGTTTTTGGTAAGCGAGTTCTGAACTCTGAGCTTTTAAGAAGTGCAAAGAACATGGAAGCCCGACTAAGCTTTGAAGAGATAGAAGCAGGAAAGGTTATGGACACAGGCGAAAGTGTGTCTGAGATCATGATAGCTCCAAAGGGTAGTGACAGAGAGCTAGATGATTTATTTAACAAAACATTAAAACCTGAAAACATAGAAGCTCTGACAGTTGTATTCAGTGAGATGAAAAAAGCACGTCCTGAATTATGGGACGATAGCCTACCACCGATGAAAGCATCTTTTGAGATGGTGACTAAGCTAACCAAAGAAGGTAATCTCATGAACTTCACCAAAGATCATCCTCTATATGATGCTCTGGAAAAGGCAGGGATGTCCTTTGAAGACTTTACAATTCACGGTCTTGGTGCTGCCAGTGAAGCAGGTCAGATACTCAGAAGCTTTCGTATGATAAAAGAAAGCTACGCTACCAAGAGTTTAAAGAGAGAGTATGAACTAAGAGAACTACTAAATAAGCAAGGGTCAGTTCAGAACTTTATACGTAGAGTAGAGAACATAAGACGTGGGGGACTCGTATCTCAGATAGCCACCGCTGCAAGAAACTTATCATCAGGACTCATAAGATCTCCTGTGGAAGCCATAAACAATGTAGTTGAGACTGCAGTGTACGACATGTCTAGGGGAAACTTTATTAAGGGCAATAGGTTATTCAAAAGAACAACGTGGCAAGACAGCTTTGCAGGGCTTAGATACATATATAAAGATAGAAAGACTGCAGAGGAGTTTACAGATTTCTTATTGGAGCAGAAAGAACTAAAGACTTTTTATGATCAGATGTTTAATACCATCAACGAGATACAAACGAATACAGGACGTGGTAGTGGTACTAAGACAGACTCTGTGCTGACAGCAGGTGAGGATCTCGTACAACTACTAAACACCCCAAACAGGTGGCAAGACTTTATACTAAGACGTGCCACCTTTATAGGAGAAGCACAGAGACTATTTAGACTTGAGTGGGATATAGACCTACTGAAAGAACTAGAGAACGGTAGAATAAAAGATATACTTAGGGACGCTGACGATCTTAATCCAACTAAAGGTAGAAGATCAGCCGTAGATATATTTGCAGAGTCTACACAAAGAGCGTTAGACCTTACCTACGCAAACCCACCAGAGTTAGCCTTCAACAGATACCTCTCTAATGCAATCATAAAAAATAATCTAACAGTAGCTATACCTTTTCCTAGATTTATGTTTAAGAGTATGGAACTTATGGCAGAAAATTCAGCAGGTGTAATGGTTCCGATTTTAAATAGAAGTGTAATCAAGCCCTTCCAGAGATCTACATTAAAGCGTGACTTGAATATACTAAAGAAAAAGAAAAATAAAAATCCTGCTGAACGTGCTAAGATGAAAAAGCTACAAGATGCATTGGACGATCCTAATAATCAGATTAGATCTGGTCTTAGTGTGAGAGAGAGCAGAGCTGTTGCTAGAAACTTAACAGGTGTGGCAGCCATCATGGGTGCTATGATGTATTTGAGAGAGCAAGAACCCGGAACTGATTATAACTTATTACCTTTGGGGGATGACACTGTGCTTGACACCACTCCTTTGTTTCCTCTAAGGCAGTACCTGTTTTTGGCTAAGATAGTAAAAGACTTTGCTGATGCTAGAAAAGATATAGGTACAGGTGAAGCAATACCAGAAGCGTTCTGGAATGCCTTTCCTGCAAAAGAATGGGCTGAAACTTTCTTAGGAACAAACTTTAGATTGGGTGTAGGGGGAGAGTTGCTTGATGAAGCTGCATCTTTGTTTACAGAAAAAGATCTAACCAGAGGTGAGAGAGGGTACGGACTGGCAGGTCAGATGGCAGGAGAATACTTCTCTACCTTTCTCGTGCCACTGAATCAAATAATTGACACACAAAGATCAATAGATCTGAGGACAGATGTATACAAAGAAACCTCTAAAGACCCAGAGATATTTCCACAAGGTAGTAAATCTTTTGTAGAAGGATTCAAGAAACCCTTTAGAAGGCTTACCTTAGATCCTAAGTTTGAAGAAGAGCTAGATGATAGAATTAGTCCTCTTCAAGGTCAAAGAACAAGAAAGTTTGTGGGAGCAAAGGTCATTGGTGGATTTAACTTATATAGTGAAGATTCTTCAGAGGGTAAATACCTAAAATCTCTAGGCTTTGGTGATTATGACCTATCCAGTAAGTCTGACATACCTAGTATTAGGAACTTTGAGAATCAGCAGATATATGAAAATCTACCCGACATTGTGGAATATATAAAAGATAGGGTGGTTGAGTATGAAGATGAGTATGAAGCCAATAGAGAAAACCTATCTTCAGGAAGAGATCCTGTAAGTAAAAAGATGTACGTGAAGATAAGAGCAAAAGAAGATGTTCTTAATGAACTAAACTTCTTTAGAAATAATAGTGATTCTATGTTTGAAGCACTTGAAGAAGATAAAGTTATGAAACTAGACGCTATGCTTCGGTACAGAAAGCTACCAAAGAACTTGAGAAATGAGGCAGCCCTACTTTTTAAGGAAGAAACAGGTAGGGATGCCGATTTAAAATATTCAGAGAGTCAGCTAAGAGATCTAATAGCCGACTATGATGAACTCAATGCAGAAGATAGAGCGTACTTTATAAATGAACAGAAGCTAGACGATCTATTTTTCTTAGAAGCTTTAGCCCAAACATTAGAACGAGATTAAGATATCTTCTTGATAAGCTCTCGTATCTCCTTCAAACTTTTCTCACACTCTCTTAGTCTATAGTTCATCTCTGTGAGAAGTTCGAACATTGTCCTTGGCTCTCTGCTTCGTTTGTCCATGAAAGCTTTTGCTTCTTTTTCTAATTCCATCTCGTCCTCTATGTATATTATCGTAATAGGCTGCTATAAAGCCACGTTCCCACTCTCTGTACATCATAGTGTCGGAACTATAGGGGTTACGTAGTTTTCCATAAACAAATGCATCGTAACCTTTCATCCACTGTATCTTCAGTGGTGCATCATGTTTACCTAATCCTCTTTCCTTTCTAGATAAGTGTCTCATACTACGCTCCTATGTCCACTATCTCACAACTGTCACCTGAACAGGCAAGGGTTTGTGAAGAATGAGTATTATCTTCTTCTTCATAACTTTGAAACTTATCCCAATCAATATGAGTGAACTTACTGCTAAAATCATTGTATACAGCTTCTGTACAGTCCTGATATGGTGCTTGCTGATAAGTATGATCGGAGTGTGGTAAGAAAGAAACACCTGACATCTCGTCAAAGTGTTTAAATACAAACGCTCCCACTTCCATCCATTCATCATCACGCACTGATATAGTAACAGAAGGTTTATGCTCACACCAATGTCTCTGATAGAGAAGCCACATCTCTAGCTGTTGTATAGCTGTCATGTCGTTTCTTACCACTGACTTCTTCGGTGACTTCATAGGGAAGCTGAACACCATGTTTGTGTCAGGCTTCATAACATCAGGCTCACTAGGTATACCACTGTCAATCATGAAGTTAGTAAGAGGATCTTTATTATCGCCCCTAACGGTACGAATATAATGACTGCTATGACGAGGGTGGATACCAGAGCTTGAGTCCACGAGTTGTGATACTGTCCCACTTGGTTTGACACATGTGATAGCAGTGCTTTGGGGTATTCCAAAGATTGCTGACCACTCTTTGTTTGTTTCGACTGCAACTTCTCTGAGTGCTGTGAGGGTTTTTTCAAGCCCATGTTTTCTCCCATTTGTTAATTCATTATCCATAATACCTGTAAGGCTAACACCAAGAAGTCTTTCTTCTTCAGTATTATTCTGCCATATCTTTCGTAGGTATGGAAACTTAGTGAGTGTAGCCTGTGCTGTGCCAAGTATAGTGGCAAGCATAACCTTTCTCTTCAGATCTTCAAACTTATCCTTCTCTCGTATTACAACCTCTGTAAGATTGCAGAACTGATAAGGTCTAAGAATGATTTCACTGCAAGGGTTACAGCCAAACTCATGATCGGCATCTCTTCTGCCAAACTTCTTTGCTTGTTCCTTCGCTGATATTCTATTAAATATACCACGTTCACCTGATTTAGACTCTACAAGAGATGTCCACTCCCTCAGGAATGTTTCTCCGTCTGGCTTGTCCGTGTACACAACAGAGTTATTTGATAGTGCCATTTGTGGTGCAGTCTCCCACCACTTGCCTGACTTGGCATGTCTCATGCGTTGGTCTGAGAGGTTTGACAAACTGATCATGGCTGATCTACGTACACCACCAGAGACTACAACTTCCCCAACCTTGCACATTAAATTATGACAGTCGTAGCTAGACAGCTTTTTGCCTTCGTTCTGTCTGAATAAAGCTACAGTAAAATTAAACAGATCAATGAGAGGGGCAGGTCCACTGGCTCTACCACCGAACACTTTGAGTCTAGCACCTGCAGGTCTTACCTTTGACATGTCCCATACAGGAACTTCCCCCATATACAGGTGTCCTATGAGCTTACGTAAGGCTCTCGCCCATCCTTCTTTGCTGTCCTGTACCTGTATGCATGTGTCCACATGATCTAACTTCTGTGGTATCTCTGGTAGCTGTAGCACATACTGTCTTTCAACAGAGAAGCCAACACCTGTACCACATAATAGTATATACATAGCTTCGTCAAAAGCTTTTGGATCGTCAACAGGCAGATAGCTACAGTTATATCCTGCCGTGTTGTCTCTCTCAAGAGCAGGACCTGCTGTCATCAAGGCTCTCATAGAGGGCATAACCTCTAGATTCTTTATAGCTTCAAAGATCTGTTGCTTCGGCAAGTGTCCTTTTACTTTATCCGTGATATAATCTACATATCTCTTTACAGTTTCTTCCCACGTTTCTCTTCTGTTCTCTTCGTCAATCCATCTAGCATATCTAGATATTGCAATAAATTTTTGATAGTCGTTCATGTTAATCCTCCAATGTTATTCGTATGTTTTTAATTTTTAGCCCATCAATATCATAGATAAACTCTTCTAATGCTTGTTGTATCTCTTCACTAGGATCACCGTCTGCAGGGACAGGATAATCATCCTTGTCTAGGTTGAGAGTAAGATATACTTTAACAACCATCACTAATATCACTCAGTCCTTCAAGCAGATCAAGTTGCCCTTGGTCTTTCTCCTGCTGATTCTTTACCTCTATCAGCCTACTAAGATACCATTGTGCTTTCTCTAAATCTTGCACACCATTCTTGTATCGGTATCTCCAAAGATACTTAATAATATTACCCTGCAAATAATATTCGTACCCTTCTCCTGTAGCTGACTGGATAGCTTCGATGCACTCTACACCATATTTATTATAGTGTGGTGGATTGTTGACCATATCTTTATCCTCACAATTATTTATTCCCCATTTTGCCATATCATGCACTCCCATTTAGTTTCTCTTTCATTGATTTAAAGTCTACCCTAATTACATTACCTTGTCTACTAACAATTTCAGGTTTCATCTCATCATCCAATTCTTTTCTAACCATCTGATAAACTTTCTTTGACCACTCCTCATCTGTTCTAAGTAGATCAATACCAACCAAGCACATTCTAGTAAAGAACATAAGGTCATTAAAATCTCTATCAGACAGAGGATTGTGTACAGAGTCTAATACCTGTAGGTGTACATCTCCTGTCCAATTTTTCTGATGATCTAGTATAGGCTTCATACGTACAATTATATCTTGATCATCTAATCTAACATGTAAGTCTTTAAATCCATTCTGTGTCATGTATATCTCCTTATAATCTTTTTCCCTGAGAACTCTATGAACACAGGGTGTTGTTTCTTTTTTCGTTCCTTCAACCAATCCTCTGGTATAATTCTGTCGTGGTATTTAAAGTTGTTCTTCTCACACCACATACCATAGGTAGTCTTAGAACCCTTTTGTAATTTTCTCCTGCTGCTTGTGAAAACAAAACGTATGTCTAGCTTGGGGTGCTGTTGTTGTATACATATGTGCTTCCGTCTGTCGGCTACAGTAAATAATCCTTTTGTTTCTATTATGATACCATTAGGTAGCACAAAGTCAGGTGTGTACTGTCTGTAAGCTAAGTCTTCCCATTCTATCTTGATGCCCTCGTAGATATATTTTATCTTTAATTCATCAAGAAACTCTGAGAGCTTAACCTCAAGTCCACTACGATAACCTAACTTACGTGCTACCTGATATTTCTTAGAAGAGTATAGCACCTACCATCGCCAAACGGAGTTCATCTGATCTACGTATGATGTAAGGTTCTTATAAGGCACACGCTTATACCCTAAAGCTTTTAGCTCTTCTGTCACTGCATCTTCAGCATTCTTACGTGCTTCCATAGCAATGCGTAGACCCTCTAGCTTCCTGTTCTTATAGGCTTTCTTCATGGACGCTAGTCTACTCTCCATAGTTTTAATCTTCTTCTCCATTTCTTCTAGTGTTGCTGTTGTCTCTGTCATAGTGTTGTCTCCTTTCCTATTTCAATGTATGAAACAATCTTTGGAATCTTTGCTTGTGATACTAAAGAAGGTATCTCTTGCAAGTTTTCCCAACAGGTATGTTTGTATCTACAAAAAGAACATGTCTTAGTTAGAACTTTGTTACCTGTAGGCTTTCCTCTGAATGTTTCCTCTACTGGTTCAAAACATCTTTTAAACTCGTTACTTTCTACTACGTCTAAATTAGAAGATAGTTTGTCTATCTCCTTTGTCAAGTCCAACCCATCGGCAGGTACATACTTGAAGTTACCATTAGCTTTATTGATAACCCACCATCCACCTGCTCTTTTGTTGGTAGCCTGTGCATAACCTGCAAGTTGCCCTACGTATCCAAAAGGATCTTCCGATGCAAGTGTATCAAAAGATTCAAACTTGTTTTTGTAAGACCAGTCGGATGCAGATTTAATATCGTCAACAGCATCGTCCATGACTATATCATATGTACCCTCAATCTTTTTATCTATCTTGAGTTCCATACTTACTTTCTTGGAGTCCTCGTAGGCAACACCTGCCTGTCTAAGCAATCCCTTGAACACAGCTTCAACTATATCCCCCAACATCATATTCATGACAAAGTTTTTGGGAAGAGGTAATGCTTTCTCTGGTTGATTCTTCTCAAACCAAAGCTGACAGGTAGGTCTACCTATATTAGACATACGTAGTCTAAATTCTTTCCTTGAGTTTTGTGAGCCAAGCTGACGGTGTAAGGCTTCTTTCACATCTTCGGCAATCTTATTGATGTTTGCGTCAGACAGTACCTGTTCACCGTCAGTGGCTTCACTCAAGAACCGATGCAGTGTTAACTCTGCTTTGTGGTTCATTGTTACTGAACCTTCTCTTCAGAAGTTATGTCGATAAAGGACTCAACAAGCTCCTTATCTACAACCTCGTGGTTATGGGCAAGCTCGTGGTGCTTACCTATCACCCATTGATTTACTCCTTGTATCCAAGATTGAAAGCTAACAAAATGTTCCTCATCGGCAGGAGTAATCTTCACCTTGTTAGATACATCCAGAGAGGACTTAGTTACATAAAAGCTATTACCGTTTGGTAACTTTCTCTCACTGGTGTCCACCTTAGTGAAGAACTCCAGAGGTTTTACACCAAGCTGTGAAGCTTTAGCCACTACAGCGTCAACATCCTTAGATGACTCCACGTTCTGAACGTCCCAAACAAAAGGGACAATGCCAAGGTTAGCATCCACAAGATCATCACCCTCTTGCTTCAATGCACCATCAAAGTTAGCAAGACCAAGAACGACTCTAACCTCTTTAACAGATCGGATCAGAGCTTTCCTGTTGTCAGGCAAGGCATCAAAGTCTTCCTTTGCCATGAAACCAGATGCTCTACCACAGTTGTAACCACCATCGGTATCCTTAACATCCATGTCTCTAAGACCTTTCAGACTATCCGTCATTATAGTTCTGACAAAGTTGTTCTTAGATGTGTCCCATCTCTTGTACATAAACCTTTGAAAGAAAAGCCTGTACTCAAGGTTCTCTTTAAAATAAGTACCCCCTTCATCAGGCATGTCGATTCTGAAAGATCCACCAGAAAGCTTTTCGATATTGACTTGCTTACCTTTGATCTCCTCAGTACCCATGATTGCACTGTTGTGTACTTTTAGTCTAGGCAACGTAACTCCAGAGGACTTCTTCTCTGTAGCTTGTTGTGTCATTCCCATAGCTTTCGCTATCATTTCAGGGCTGTCATTTAGTGTTACTATATTCATATATTATCTCCTTATATTTAAAATGTGTTATAGTTATATCATCATACATCTTTAGTGTCAAGCCAGTTGTCACCTATTTTTGCATCTAATTTTAGGGGAACATTAAAGTCTATATTCCAACGAGTATCAATGATATTCTTCATAGAACTGTTAATACTATTTACTATATTCAGAACGTCATCCACTTCGTCAGGATGAACGTCTATTACTATTGAATCATGCACAGTATTCACTATGCAACTATCCATATTCATGAGCATATTATCTATAGTCATGAGAACTAGGGGTACAATATCTGCCGTAGCAAATGCTTGTACAGGATAATTCTTTATCTGTGTGAAGTGGGACACAGTGCCGTTGCCACGTCTTACAACATCAGGGAATGCAAACGATCTACCAGAGGGTATCTTAATGCGCCCTGTCTCTAATGCTTCCTTGGCTAGAGTCTTGTGCCACTTGGCTACACCCTCATACTTTGAACTGAACTGCTCGTAGTAGGACGCTTCTGCTTCTGATCTACCAAAGCCTGTAGCTCCATACAGAGGAGCAAACGTATGTGCCTTTGCTTCCTGTCTAGATGTAGGCTGTCCTGCATCAGTAATAACCTGTGCAGTATAGCTATGCACATCGAACCCATCCTCTATCTCTTTGATAGCTGTAGCGTCCTGTGATAAATAGGCAGCAGTCCTGAACTCTAGCTGTGCAAAGTCAGCTTCAAGTATCTTGCCACCTTCCCATCGGGACACAAAGATCTTCTTCACAGGGAACGTACCACCTCTAGGCATGTTCTGCATGTTAGGATCTGCACCACTGAATCGTCCTGTAGATGTACGATGCTGTAATAATCTAACATGTAGCTTGCCATCAGGCTTGGTGTAGGTAGATATACCTTCAACAAATGAGGACAGGTATGTCTCTAGTGCAGACAATCTACGCACACGCTTGAGAAACAACTCAGCTTTTGTATTATTGCTACGCTTGGCAAAGTGTTCAAGTATCTCAAGGTTGATCTTGTTTGTACTAAACCCATTGGCACTCACCCACTTAGCTGTAGGGGGTCTAAACTTTAGACCTGCTATCTGAAAAGGTCTGTCTTCATACAACCAACCAGACTCATCACAGTTGGGACACTTGTTTGGTTTCTTAAACGGTGTACCATTCTTCTTAACCTTAGTAATATATCCACGTCCTCTACACATGGGACACGTCTTGGCTGATACCTTGTACATCACATCACTGTGTTCACTTACAGCTTTGTTAAAGTCTGACTTGTTCATGTAAGGATCAAAGAAGTTACCCCACATAGACTTGTCTTTTGGCTTACGGCTGTAGATAACCCAAGACAGTTGCTCTGGACTGTTGAGATTAATAGGTTTATCTCCCATCAGATCCTGAACCTGTTGTCCTAACTCACGTATAATATCTTGCTTCTCCTTCTCAAACTCTTTTCTAACATCATCAAGCTTGTCAAGGTCAACCTTAAACCCACGAGCATATATCTTACACAGACACACAGCCACCATGTTTGTGTGAGTAACAGTGTCAAACAGATCGCTGTCCCCATTCATACATCTGTGGTGTATTCTGTCGGCAAGATTATATGTAGCTCGTAGATCGTGCAATAGATAATCTACTAACTCAGCATGTGGTATGTCCGACACAGATGTGCCACTCTTAAAGTATTCTTTGAGTGTGTCCTGCTTCTTAGTGTCCAAGTCATATCTCTCTGCACACTGCTCTAGTGATAGAGGTTTTTTCTGTCCACGCTGTAACACATACTCACCAAGCATTGTGTCAAATACAATACCGTCATACTTGAAACCAGACTCCCACAACCAAATCAAATCGTGTGCTACGTTATGACACACAAGTACAGTAGTTTTATCTAGTTGCTCCTGTACCATGTTGAATCCATTGGGAGTAGGTAGCTCACCAGAATGCTCAAACGTAACCACTCTTTCCCAGTTGTCTGTCTTCATACCCACCATGACCAGAGAGTTGGTAGGCTCAAACGGATCAAGGTGTAGCTTGTCGTTACGTTTGGTAACATTATTTTCTACATCTAATATTAATCTCATGCTGTGTCCTTTAGTTTTACTAGCTCTGCTTCTTCGTAGGGTATATGAAAGAAGTGTTCCTTACGTCTTGCATTAGACAACCATACTTCTTTTATACATTCTTGCGTCATCTGAAAGTCTTTGATTCTCCAAGCGTACTCACAGTCACTACGGATTACGTAGAAGTTAAAGAAAGAACTATCGTCCATGTCCCTAAATTTATTTATTAATTTTATTTTACGATGTGGTATGCGTATCTCCTTCCATGTTGTATTCCAATCACCTGTCCACTGATTCTTCATTTCTACCTCAGAATAATATCTGTGTCCATTCTTTTCTGAACTAATATCAAAAGAAAAGTTTTCACCCGATGATAGATCTGTGTGTCCGTTTCTTTCTAGGTAGTCCATAACTATTTGTTTTGCTTTACCATCATTCTCCCTGTACGAATCAGGTTGAAACCGTCTGTAGTAAGCACCTTTTACTGGTTGTAATTTACTCATGCTGTGTACCTCGCTGTCTTGTAGTCTAGCTCACAGACAATCTTGCCATGCCAACCAGACAGTTTGTTTTTCACCACGTTAATGTGTCGCTGTGGAGAGGACTCGTCTTCACCCTCTATCTCAGGGTTCTTTGCAAGCAGTAGCATAAGATCGGCTTCGGCAGCCTTACCTGTTCTACTACCTTCCATCATGGCTTGGTTAAGTATAACCTTGCCTTCTGCTTCGGCAGATAGCTGTGACATATAGAACACGGCACAACCATACTGCTTTGCAATGGTACGAGCATGGATAGCGTTTGCTTTCAGAGCTTCGTCCTGTCGGGCAAACCCTGCTGTCTTGGCAAACTTGTCACCCATGTCTAGCACCATAACGTCAGGCTTGTACGACTTAGCAACACTCTCGACCCATGCCATGTCACGACCTGTGCAGTCATACAGCTTGATGTTCTTTCTCACTGCATCGTATTTCTCATCAGCTAATCTAGGGTTCTCCTTGATCTGGTACTGATCCATGTTGGAACTGGCAGTGAGATAACGAATGCCAACTCTGTGTACTGCTTCCTCATTACATAAGATGATACACCTAGCACCCTGTCGAGCAAAGCCATTCTCACCTGCTATCATGGATGCATGAAAGGATGTCTTACCTGTGTTGGGTCTAGCTCCAACTTCTATCAGATGCCCTTCGTTGACACCTTCTATCTTACGAGTCAGGCTAGGTATGTTGAATGTCCAACGAGCTTCCAAGTCATTCTTGGCAAGCAGATTGTCAATAGATATGTCAGCCCACTCTACGTTGAGTGCAGGTATGAAGTCATCGTTGTATCTCTCCAACAGATTACGTAAGGGTTCAAGACTAGTCTGCGAACCATTCACATAGTCAAAGCCAAGATTAGCTATCTCCTCACCAATCACCTGTTGGAATAGCTTGGACAAGACCTCTTGTGCCACGTCCTTACCAAGGGGTGACTCCTTCTTGACACGTAAGAACAGATCACCAAAGGCTTGCTTCTGTGCTGTAGTCATGGTTGGATTACCTGACATGAACAGTGCTTCTACCTCATCAGGTGTGACAGTCCTGTTGTATCTCTGCATGGCATAATCTACAGATGTTTTAATCTTACGCAGATCTTTACCAAATAATTTATCGGGACACTTGATACCTCTATGGTCATCATAGAAGTCCTTGTCCATCAAACTACGAATTAATGCTGTTTCCATTTATTTGTTCTCCTATTGCTGTTAGTTTTTCAATGTCGTTAGGATGTTTATACTTTAGATCGTCAGTCAATCGTAATACTCGTACATCTTTTATTATACTCTTCAAATCTTTAAAGAAGTCCATAGCTTTGGGTAGTGCATCGGGGTCTAGAGCTATGATTGCTGAAGAGAACTGTGCCAGATACCTCTTGTGTATGTCTGATAGTGACGTGCCTAACACAGCAACCCCAACATACACGTCACTACCTACAATAACGGCACTGACACAATCCTCAACAACTACAGCGATCCTACCACATCCAGATGTGTATGGCAAGCCACTATTCCCATATTTTTTCCATTTAGGCAAACTATTTCTAAGACTTCGCCCAACTGCATCTACTACTACACCATCCTGCATGATCGGAAACACAGCACGATTGTCTTTCACATCGTGATACAGTCCCCCCATCAAGTCAAACCTTTCCATGAACCTAGTTAAGTCTGGCTGCCCCCTGTATGGTACAACATACTCAGGCATTACAAATCCCTTTTGTGCTTTCTCCTTTCGCTCAATAGCTTGACGTATATCATTCACCGACATATGCACAGGCTTAGATCCTGAGATACTACACGATGCCTTGTAACAGTTCCACAATAGTCTGCCCATGTTATTCGTAGCAGTAAACGTCTTGTAACCGCCACACTCAGGACAGTCTAACCTTTTAGTTTCACCATTAGATAGCTCTTCTATATTATTAAGTATACTATATAAGTTATACATTATATTTACTCCTTGTCATGAGAGCATTCTTTGCACTCTCAAATGTGTGCTTCATGTAAGGCTTGACCGACTGTACATTTGTATGCCCTGTGACAGACATAAGTTGACCCATAGGGACACCACTGTCAATCATTTCCGTAACTCCTGTCCGTCTAAGATCCATCAAGCGTAGCTCGTCAGGCAGTCCAGATTGCTTCATGACACGTCTTCCTATCTTCGATACACCTTCCAAGCTGTAAGGGTTAAACTTGCCCTGTATGGGCTTTATACTAGGGGCTACATACTGTTGAAAACCAAAGTCAGCCTTCTGTTGTAACAACATCTCGTATAGCTCGTCACCTATGGGTAGGAACACCTTTGATCTACGTTTAGATTGCTCTAAATTTAGTTGTCCTTTGTCCATATCTATGTTGTCCCATACTAACAGTCTCATGTCACCTATTCTCTGACACCATTCGTATGCCATATGCACTATCAATCCTATGCTTCGATACTCATACTTGTTGTATGCATAGTCAAGAAATTGACGCACCTGTTCTTTTGCCCACACTACACGTCTAGGCTGTGGTGCTTTACGTCTGACGTCAGAGAAAGGATTGTGATTCCCATACTCCATCTCAGTTGCATAGTTATATATACGAGATGCTACACTACACACATGGTTTGCAAGTGACACACCACGTTTGACCCATAGTTCATAAGTCCTCTTAGCCAACCTACTAGATATAGTATGCCACTTTTTTTCACCTAAATCGAGACAAAGTATCTTAATAAAATAGATGTAATCAGCTTTAGTAGACTCACGTAAAGCATTGAAATCGTTAGACAAAAGATAGATGTCACATAGTTCTGACAGCTTTGTAGATCGGGTAACTGATAGTTCTGTCAGTTGTTCTTGACGATATTCATCGACCAGTCTGTTTAGATCTAATGCAATCCTCTTTGCTTCATTAAAGTTATGTCCTAATTCTCTACGAGATACTACACCAGTGTCAACTAATTGACGAGGGGGATTGAACCTGTAAGCTCTCTCCCCCTTCGGTGTGTACCTCTGTTGTACGTAACGAGGTAACTTCATTAGGCAGCAACCAGTTCTTTGAACTGCTTAGAAGACACCCACTTGGTAACTTCCTGCTCACGTCCCCACATACTCACTGAGTTAGTGTCGTTGCCTGTGTTACGTAGCTTGAAGCCGTTACGCTCATCTGCATACGATGCATAGTTAGTGAACGCTGAGTACAAAGCAAAGGCATTGTGTCCTCTTGTCTGTATCTCTTGTCCATACAAGCCAAGCATTTTGTCACCTTTCTTCTCCGATCCCATGAGAGAGTGAAGCATATCTCTTACACTGTTGTACTCAAGGGGTGTCCTCGCCCACTCCTGTAGCTGTTCAGCTTGTGAATAGAAGTCACTGTTAGCATTCTCTAGCTCCTTGATAAAGGTAGCCATGTTAAAGTTAGTAGTGTTCTTTCTTCGCACCTTGTCATGCTCACCTCTGATCATGCCGTTTGTGCAGAAGAAATCTATAGCACCAAAGAATACTTGGTTAGAACACAGACCATCCACACCATGCAGAGCTATCACTCGTTGTGATATTTCTGTCTGTTGCTTGTCGGTTGTAATCAATGCCTTAGTGCTAGGCATAGATGCATCAAGCATAGCGAATGCACCATTACGTGCAGTGTTCCACTTAACTTGTACACCTTCCATTGCTTCTGTACCTAACTGTTCAGACATGGTGTCCCACACTCTGTCGTAGAACTCTGTGTGTGTAACAGAGTTGAACTTGCTACCAACAATACCAATCACCTCATCAGTGTCATTGTTGATGACGTACTTCTTACCTGCCATACGTGTAGGCTCAGTACGTGTAGTGAAATCTAAATACTCAGGTACTTCTAGTCCGTTTGTTATATAATCTAAAGCCATGTTAGTTCTCCTTATGTTATTGTGTTATATATTAAAGATATACTATATAAATAGTTAATCAAGCACTATTTTTCCCAACGATAAAATATATGTCGGTCAATCCTTGTAGTTTTGGTCTTAGTCTTCGCCCATGCAGGTCTTACGTAGGTAGCATGGTAATGTGTAGCTCCTTCGGTAACGTCCAGAACTATTGTGCCTGACAGAACAATGGACGCATACTCTTTTGCATATCTCCACTCCTTGCTGTCATATTTAGGCTCGTCTTTTTCACCATTACAGTACCAACTGAACTGGCACTTGTGGAGTACAGGTTTGTCTGTGCCTTTGTATGTGACTGCTTGTGTCACTACATCACATACGTTGTCAGGAAACCTGCTGTCTTCTACTCTGTTCATGACTACTTGACCCACTGCTACCTGTCCAAGCATAGATTGAAACTTTGCTTCGTGATATATGTTAAGTGCCATGCACATGAATGCTGTTTCTAATATCATAATATTGCTCCTGTTATGTAAGACAGTGCGAATATCCAGAACACCATCCAAAGGGTTATCTTTAAATCTTTATTCATCAGGCAGCCATCCACTCAGGCATGGATCTGCCCTTGGTGTATCGTGCAAACTTGAGCTTGTCTGCCTTGTAGAACTCACGATATGCCTTGATAGGATAGAACTCGTCAGTCTTCAAGTGATCAAGACCACTGAAGCATTGTGGATGCTTAGTAAGAACACCCTCAGGGATCAGTCCAAATGCATTGCCTAGTGCTTGTTTATGTTTACTAGCACCATGTACCTTGCCATATCTATTTGTATACTCACGTAACATACAGATATACAAAGAAAAGGCATACACAAAATTAGATCTAGTCTCCATTGCCCACAGTGTGCAGGGATGTTTCTGATGCACAGGTTTGTATAGGTCATGCTCCTCTGCATAGTAAGGTGCATGATGCCATACAGCAGTGCATAGCATCTGTGCTTCTTCAAGTGGCATCTTCACTATGTGTTGATCACATAATGATTGTGCAATCTCATGCTCTTCATCTTCAATAATAAATCTATTCATCCTATAACTCCTTGTACTATGGCATTCAGTAGCAGTGTACCCACTACCATGATTGCCATGATTAAAATTAATGCTCTGCCCTCAGTCATGACAGAAGTTCCTAAACCATTTGCATTGGTTGTCACCCTTGCAGACTCGTTCATGCTTGGCTGTTTCCCAACACTCAGACTGCCAAGGTGAGAAATACTTTGTAGTAAATCTGTCCACCCAATCCTGTCCGTCCACTGCCCACAATCCTAGTATGGGCAGAGGTATGAGTAGCAAAAACACTACAAAGAATGCCATGCCAAAGCCTTTGTTATGATATGCTTTCATCTTGTAGCTCCTCTATTCCTTCAACTAAATCGTCTATTAAATCCCCAATGGTATCTTGATTGTCTGTACCATCATGTACACGCTTAATACTTCGTAGGTTATGTGCATCAATCGTAGATTTTAAATCTTTTATATCAAAATATAATTTACTTATCATATTATATTCCTTTCCTTTTGTTAAGACCTTTTGGGTCATATTGATCTGCTATCTCCTCAGGTAGATGCCTACTTGCTGTAGGGTCATTGAAGAAGTCATTGCAGTACAACAAGAATATTAGAAACAACATAGTGTACCCAAAGTATTTAAGAAACTTATGGAATATTATGTAGGCTTCCTGTGCTTGCTTTAGTGCTTCTTCTTTTACTTTATCGTTCATATTATCTCCTATCCTGTTTGTAATAATTTACCACAGACACCACACTCGTAGCCATGATACCTGTGACCATCTTCATAGAACTCATAGTATTCCTCATTGCCTTCACAATGGTCACACTCATGGTCATCATATTCTTCATCCATACTGCACCACCTGTCCTGTGTTCCACTTGTCTGCTTCTCTCTGTGCGTCCTCATGGGTGTCGAACAGTTTGATAGGACTCTTGTCATCCCACATTGCTCCACACCCTTGCTTCACATACTCCAAACCTTCTGTCTCAAAAGGCTCAAAGACTACTGCATACTGTACTAGCTTCATGAATATACTCCTTCTAATATGTGCGAGATCACTGCACGAGTGAAGCCATTGCCGATCATCTTGTAGCGTTGGCTGTTTGATATGGGTCTTACCTCTCCGAGATAGCCATGCTTGTGGTCAAACTCACCATACTGTGTCCACAGATCTGGTAGTGTCTGTAAGCGTTCACACTCTAAAGGTGTCAATGCTCTCCAATGTAGCTCGTCTGTCTCTACCTTGGGCATTCGCCATCCACCTTGCATAGTAGTCAGGGTAGGACTTTTGCCTTGCCTAGAGTACACACGCTTGATGATGTCGTAGCCTTTGAGGTCAGCTTCACCGACTTGCTTACACTTATCCCAATGAGGATGACCTTTGTCATTGAAGACTACTTGTCTGCGAGACTTCTCAAAGTACATCTTCATGCTACCACCTTTGAAGTAGTTGGCATCTACACAATAGGACTTGTCCCTGTCAGTCATACTGTCATCTTCTAGTATGTCCTGTAGGATGATGCCCTGATCAGCCAACTCGTTGTGTGGTATGTTGGTTATATAGACACGCTTCCTAGACTGAGCAGACACCTTGGCACTGTCATGTGTATACATCTCTGCCTGACGAATTTTGCTGACATTCTTGTACCAGTCGTGCTTGGCTTTGGACTCTACATTCTCAAAGAGAAAGTGTGTAGGGTTCAAGCCTTCCAATGCGTCATACATAACCTGAGATAGATCACGACTGTCTGACGTGCCTTGCATCTTACCTGCCACGCTGTAAGGCTGACAAGGGAAACCTGCAAGCAGAAGAAAGACATCTCTGCCCTTCAGTATATCCCAACCATTAGCGTCACCATGATGTATGGCATGAGGTATCTGGTATCTGGACACAGCACTAGCATACTTGTCTATCTCAAATGTGTGGTACTCGTAGTCACCAGTCGGGGACACGTCAATCCCTGCGTCTAGGCATGAGAGGTAGGCACTGTCTGTACCACCACACAAGCTGACTACAATCTTTTTCCCCGATGTCGGGACTTTGTTATCAGATGTCATCATAGTTCTCCTTGTTTATTTGTTTAAATGCTATCGCTCTCTTCTTGGCTCTGTTCTCTAGTACCTTAGATCTCTTGTCACCTATAACCTTAGGCTTCAAGACACCTTGTGCCACAGCTTCTGCATGTAGCATATTACGTGGTCTTTTTCGCATTACCTTTTTGTAGATTATCTTTGCCATGTTTTAAGTTCCTTTCATAATAGTCATCGGTCAACGCTTGTAAGCTCTTGTCTTTCTCTGCCTTGAGCTTCGGGTCTGTTGTGTTCAACAGGATAGCCGTCAGCAAAAGGTGTACGTTCTTGTCATGTATATTCATACGTAGTCTCCTCAATGGTAAGTCTGTACCATACCTTCTGGTTCGTAGACATAGCCTACGTCTGGTTCATCTTCAAGCTCGTACTCCTTGATAAAGTCAAACTCAACTATAGCTTCGGGGTAACACATCTTAGTTACACCTAGTGCATATTCAATCGCAGATGCTGTGCCATTAGCCACAAGTGGGTGAGAGCCACCGACCCTCACCACACCTTGCTGACCATCTACGGATACAAAGATCTCGTAGTGCATCATGGTTAGGCTACCTTCTTCTGGATGAGGAAGGACTTGATAGGTACATACCTAGTCTGAGTAACTCTAGGCTTACCATTCCTATTGTAGTCATGGAATGATGAAGACTTCCACCCAAAGAACCAGAAGTTAAACTTAACCAAAGGCTCTTTCGCTATGCCCTTCTGAACATAGAAGCCTTTGATCTTAACCTTCCTGTGAATGACAGGCTTGTGACCAAGAAGTCTTAGCTTGATGCAAGTTAGAATTACTCTGATGAATGTAAGTCCACCATCTACTATCTTACCCTGTGGTAAGCTGTCAAAGTTAAATGTAAACATATGAATGTTCCTTTCTGTGTTGTAGAACTCCCGACATCGGGAACTCTGTTGGTTTATGTAGTACAGTTATATTATACTTTCATAAGTATTTCAAGTATAATATTAACTGTACGCTTTCATGAGGGGTCTGCCCTCTTTGGTTGTGAGCTTGACCATAGTCATGTCGTTGCCCACAGGCTCACCAGTGTCCTTCCAGACAAAGGTGGTGTACTTGTAAGGGTTGTACGTCACATCTCTCCACGTCTTACCTTGGATGTAATATACGTCCCACTCTTCAGCCGTAAACTTGCTTGGTCTATACCCTACGGCAAAGGCATGGACGTTCTTCTTACCCTCTTCAATGACACGCTTACGTCCCCCCTGTCTTACGATAAAGTTAGGGTTGATAAGGAACACGTCATTGGTTCGGTCAATCACACGGCTAGTCTTGTAGTCCTGTACGGAATACATACCCTTGTGAATATTCCAATATGCTCTTACGAATTGGTCAAACATTATGCTACCTTTCTATAGTTGTTTTTGCCATTGCCATGAACAGGGATGAAGACAGACTTCGCCTGTATCTGATTGCCCGAACACAGCTTACACTTGTCACAGGTTGTACGCTTACCTGCTTCGTCTGATGCAGGACAGAGTATCTCTGAGCCTTGCACCATGTCATCGACAGAGTTGCCCACTCTGAAAGTCCTGTTGCCTAGTGACCACTGATGTCGAGCTTGAGCTTCGTTGTCCACAGAGATCATGCACAGGTCAGGTCTAACGTCTGCACCTTTGACACCGAACTGATGTCCATAGCCTGTGTGACTTTTGGCTTCGGACAGTACATCGTCCCATAGCCAAGACGGAACAGCCATCGGATCACCATACGAGCCAAGTCTGACTAGCTCACCACTGAACCATTCAGGTACTAGTCTAGGTGGCACTTTGGTGTAGCTCCCTCGCTTGTAGGCAGAGTACACAGAGTTGAGCATGAGCAACATGACGTAACACGTCCTGTCATCTGCACCACCCGACTTCTTGTCAGGGTTAGCCTTACCTCTGTGGATACAGCTACCACAGACAGAGTAGTCCTCTCCTGTACGGCTTGCTGTGATCGGGTCTATGTCTGATCTCATGATGAACGTCTGCACCATGCCACCTGTCTTACGATTGCCTGTGTCTCTGGTTGCGATCACAACTGTAGGCTTGCCGTCAAGTAGGCTTGCACCTTCATAGACTATGACACCTTTGAACTTTTTGATACCCATTACGCTACTCCTTTCTGCTTGAGCTTTTGCTTACGTGTTACCCTACGTTCCATGAGAACTAGGTTGTTTCTGCGTCTATCTTTTTTCCCGACATCGGGACTTTTTCTAAACTTCTCAAAGTTTCTATTGCTTTGCATTTTCTTTTACTCCTCTTCTGGAAATGCTTGACCCCACTCTTCAGGCATCATGCCTGTCATGAGGAACTCACGCTCATCTGCTGACAGATAAGGCAAGCAGTCTTGTATAAGACCTTGCCCTAGTCTCCAACGCTTGTAGTCTTCCACGTCAAGCAGGATGAACATGCTGTTCGTGTTACCTGTGAATGGGGACACTCTGTCTACAATCTGCATAGTTTTCATAATTATTCTCCTTTAGTTGATAATGGTTTGGCATAGCCATAGATGGAAGGGGATATGTGTACTACATCGTGATCTTTACTTTCGTACATAGCCATAGAAACAAACGCAAGTTTGTCCCTCAAGTCTATGAAAGCTTTGTACCTTGTTGTGTGCTGTTTATCATTCTGCACCATCCAGTCAAGCTTGTCACATACGGCATCAGAGAGATGTGTGATCTCATCAAAAGAAAATTTTTCCATGTTTTTACCTTTCAGGGTTTCCCCGACATCGGGACTTTCCGACATCGGGGTGGTTGGATTGGGTCACACTCTATCCCAAGCATGATCAAAATAAAGTGCATAGTCAACAGCTTCATTCAGCGTGGCACATACTCTCATAGGAGCATCATGCCCTTTGTCCGATCTTTTCTTCAGACAGATAAGCCAAGAGCCATCCTTTTCAGATGTGATCGAAAATCTTTTGAGGACATTTTTGTAATTTACGTTCAAGTCGATGTTCATGTAAGTTCCTTTCAGTTTTCCCCGACATCGGGGGTTTCAGTTAATCTATATATTATTTTAATACCCTTTCGTAAGAACTCAAGGGTTTAAAATATATAGATAGCTTAGTCTTGGCTCATGGCTACTTGCAACAAGAAGAAGACCATGCAAAGTCCAAACAAACAAGTGAATACAAACATCACCACGTCAGTTACATTGTGACCAAAGTCTGCAACCTTGGTGCTTTCCATAGACCAGTAGCATATCATCATGCAAGTGAACGCTAGTATTGATAAGCCTAGCTGTGACAATCTGTAAAAAAACATTCTCATTTGAACCCTCCACTTAGCCAGTAGCAATATGCAGATGATACTGCGAATAATGTGAGTACGATTAATATTTCCATTTTGTAAATCCTTTCTGAAGTTGCCCGATGCCAAGTTTCCCCGACATCGGGAGAATGTAAGGTAGTGTTATACAGCTACAGCTACCTGTGATTGCTTGTCAAGATCAAAGATCAGCTCGACAACCTTTTCAAGATCAAGACCACGCTCAACCATGATTGCCACAAAGTCCTCTTCAGTCTGTGGCACTTTCACAGTCGCTTCCTGTGGGGCTTCTTCAGTTTCCCCGACATCGGGAGTTTCTGCTTCAGCCGTAGCTTCCTCTTTCGCAGGAGCTGTAGCCTTCTTGTACAGCTTGAGCATGTAGCTTATGGACGAAATCTCTTTCGTCTTCGTACCCTTGATCGTGGTGTTGAAGACTTCTTCAAGTTGCCCCGAAGTCACCAAACTCTCGTAAGTTCGGTACTCGGATATTCTTTGCGAAGTGTAGTAGGTTGTCATCGCTCTGGTGGTGGCTTTATCACCATGTTCCTTGGCTTCATTGAACAGCCTTGCAACGTCTATGGCATGTCCTGACTGCAGGAATGTGTACTTGCCTGTCTTGGCATCGTTGTCCATGTGGACTTCCAAACCGAATGCCTTGCCCCGAAGCGACTTGACCCTTGAGTCAACCTTCTTCAGTGCGACCATCCTGTCGTGCAGTGTCCCCTCGTATGATTGGAACGCTGATGTTGGAGCTGATTTTGGAGCTGATGATTTTGATGTTGAGTTTGCCATTTTGTGTATTCCTTTCTTTTTTAACACTATTCGTAAGAACTCATAGTGCTTAAAAAAGTAAGTTATACACAATAGTTTCCCGATGTTGGGGATATGGTTTTTGGGAGCTGAAAAGTGGTACATAGGCTTAACATTTTTGCTCCAGATTTCAAAAAACCCGACCTTGTTGACGCTCTTAAGAGTGCAACTGATGTGATAACAGTTGTTTGGGGTTCTGATATCCCTTATTTCGTGGGTTATGCTCGTGTCATGGTGCGAATGTCAGGCACAGACACGCACACTATGATGCAGATGCCCTTACGCCACATGACATGCGTGTACGTGCATGTGCCAGTGGGGGGTATAGCGTATATATACTTGTACAAATACACAGATCAGGAAAATTAGATGTTAACCACAATAGAATATTATGCACGAGGAGTGTCAAATAAAGAGTATTGACCTTTGCATCGAGACATGATATAATTATATATAACTAAATTCGGAGGGCATAGTTTAACTATAATAGTTTAACTAAAATTAAGTTTACTATTATTATAATATAACTAATATACAGTATATACTATATAGTAATAGTACCCCCATCCGTACATTAATAAAAATATCATTTGACAATGGGCAAAAAATCAGTAAAACTATACACAGACAATGTTATTGAAGCGTTCTATGATGCCGTACTCAATAATCGTCTTGATAAACTTCACATACCCCACAGTGACGTGTTCTACGTCAGGGCTGCAGTAGAAGCCCACTATGGGCGATCCTTTACATTGGAGCATGTAGAGAGAGCCATGAGAGCCGAGGGATGGACTGAAAATAAAAGTCACGAAGAAAGCACATAAAGGGAGTAAAAAATTATGTCAAGCAGCAAAGCAGCACAACTACTAATGAAACTTGGAACTAAGGGAGTAATCTCAACAGCAAAAAACACGTCTAGTATTAGAGGGAAACTAGATATTCTAAAAAGAAAAAAGAATAAGACTGAAGCCGAAAAAAAGGAAATGGCAAAACTTCAAAAGCGAGTTGATCAACTAAATGCTGCAGAAAAGTTAAAGAACCAACTAAAGAGTGCAGGTAAATCTAAAAAGAAAGTATCTCTCGCAGATACATCCTCTATAACAGGAGCTAGAGCAAAAGGTGGAGAAGCTAAAATGAAAAAGAAGGGTATGAAGGCAGGAGGAGCTATGATGATGAAACGAAGGAAGATGGCTTCTGGAGGATCAGGTGAAGGCATAGACCCTAAAGCTATTAAAAGTAAAGGGCAGTTTGAAAATCTATTGGCTAAAGGAAAACTAGAGCATATACCAAATGCAAAGCTCGTTGACATAGCCCTAAGAGTTGGATATATCACTGCTGATGAGATGATGGGTAACGCTAAAGGCGGTGCTATGATGAAGAAAAAAGGAATGGCTCGTGGGGGCATGAAGAAAAAAGGTTATGCTAAAGGTGGTATGAAAAAGAAAGGCATGGCTAAAGGCGGTGCTATGAAGAAAAAAGGTATGGCTATGGGTGGACTCAAGAAGCCTGCCGCAGCACAAACTGGACTTAAGAAGCTACCTACCCCTGTACGAAATAAAATGGGCTACGCTAAAAAGGGTGGCTCAATGAAGAAGAAGGGTTATGCTGCAGGTGGAGCTATGAAGAAAAAGGGAATGGCTGCAGGAGGTCTTAAAAAGTATGGCACTGTTTACAGATCAGGTGGTGCAGTTCCCGGAAAAATGTACGGAAGTGTTGACAACCGAAAGAAGAAGTAGTATAATAATGTCACTATGGCATATCTTCAAAGTAACATTCCGTATTTCAAAGCTTGGGTAAGACGAGAGTATACCTGTAACTTTACTCAGTATCATGGTGAGTTCTTGCACTGCATGGTTGTAGCAGTCACTACAATGCCTAACAGATCACTCAGCTTTCAAGTAATCTTTACTGGCTGTGAATCTGATGACACTGACGAGCCAAATGTACACGGTGGTGCTATGTGGGCGAGAATGCCCATTACAGCCCTAGTAGGAGACACTCCAGTAGAAGAGTGGGCTGAAGAGATGCCACCGTATGCCGTACAGCCTTGGGACTGTATGTCCCATGATCATAGCGTATATGTATTAGATAGAGCTACACCTGCTCCTTGGATAGCAAAAGTTGAAGGTGAGTTTTATCCTGCTAAGTATTATTTTACTGTAGACTATACGAACAGTGAGATAGCTGACGATCCTGCACAACATAAGCAGTCACACGTATTAGAACTTATGGACGCAGGTAGATATACAGGAAATATAGTGGCATTACCCAATAACAGAGTCAGAGTAACACACCCTGCTTGGTTTGAGACAGGAGAAGGCGCACCTGACTTTAGACCTTCCCAAAGAATCTTTCACTCAAAGCAAGACACTGACTATGTATGGGATACCAGAAGGGTATTTAATAACTTATATGAGGACAATTATGGTAGCGAAAGCAAAGGCAACAATAAAAAAAGTAACAAAAGGGCTAAAAAAAGCTAGTAAGACTCACGCAGGTCAAGCAAAAGCTTTATCAGCTATAAAACTAAACAAGGGTGGTAGCACTGTTAATAAAGCAGGAAACTATACCAAGCCCGGAATGAGAAAAACTTTATTTAATAGTATCAAGGCAGGTAGCAAAGGTGGTAATCCGGGACAATGGTCTGCTAGAAAAGCTCAACTACTAGCTTCACAATATAAAAAGAAGGGTGGGGGCTACAAGTAATGGCTGACCCTAAGGTTGGCACTGGCAAAAAGCCTAAAGGAAGTGGGCGAAGGCTCTATACGGATGAGAATCCTAAAGATACAGTAAGTATTAAGTACGCTACGGTAGAAGATGCAAAGAAAACTATTGCAAAAGTTAAAAGAATTAACAAACCCTATGCGAGGAAGATCCAAATCCTCACCGTTCTTGAGCAACGAGCTAGGTTTGCAGGAAAAACTGAGCAAGCTGCCCTTGCAAAGAAAGCAAAGGAGCAACTAAGGAGACAACATGGCACTAAAAGCAAGTCAAAGAAGTCTTAAATCATGGACAAAGCAAAAATGGAGAACCAAAAGTGGTAAGCCCAGTAAGAAAACTGGAGAACGCTATCTTCCAACAGCTGCAATCAAGGCTCTATCACCCCAAGAGTACGCAGCGACAACTAGAGCTAAAAGAAAAGGCACAGCATCAGGCAAACAATTCGTTAAACAGCCTAAAGGCATCGCTAAAAAAACGAGAAGTTATCGAAAAGTTACATAATATAGGATATTTTGAAAATGATAGTTAAGGCATGGTTCATAGTAGCAGTGATGTCTGGTGTATATACAGACGGAACTAAGGACATCTTTATATTTAAGCACCCATTAGATCATGGACACTTCCATAATGCATATATGTGTCAAAAATTTATAGGAGAGCATCCTTTTAAGCTTGCTAAAGCACTAATTAGCCAATATGGCAAGCGACCACCAGAGCAGATCATGTGTGTACCTGAAGAAACAGTTGAAATGTTTATGGAGCAGGGTGGCAAACGAGGAGAACCTACCTAGTGCTATACGAACCTACATGTGAAGTATGTGGCAGTCACATTGAGGACGATAGATGTGAGGTATGTGAGCATACTGGGGACAATGGTAACTGGGTAAAGGAAGTTATAAAGGATAAAGATGACTCCACAGACACTTGACAGATGGCGAATACTACCAAGACTTATGATGCTAGTGATGACAGGAGTTTACATTCGTTGTATAGAATGGGCTTTGAGTCAGCCAGAGTTGACCACACAACAAGCAGGACTAATATCCGTGATTACTGGAGCGATGACAGGTTCATTCGCAATATGGATGGGAGCAGAGAAAACAAATGTCGAAACCGAAAGATCCGAGACTCGATAGGGCAGGTGTTGCAGGTTATAACAAACCTAAAAGACTTAAAGACGGTAGTGGCAAGTCACATATCGTTGTTGCTAAACAGGGTGAACAAATAAAGACTATACGTTTTGGTCAAGCAGGTGTTAGAACAAATCAAACGGCAGGACAACGTGAAGCATTCAAATCTCGGCATGCAAAGAATATAGCTAAAGGTCCTATGTCTGCTGCTTACTGGGCAAACAAGGTTAAGTGGAGTCCTAGTAAAACTAAGTCTCCATCTAAGAAATGGAAAAAAGGAAGCTAACATGTGGAAATATTTTAAAAGATTATGGTGTGCATTGTTAAATAAGAAATGCCATGAAGATTGTGATTGTGTATAATGATAGGTACACTACTTAGTTCAGTAACGAGTTTAGCTTCATCCTACATAGAGGGTAAGACAGCTATACAAAAGGCTGAAGCTACTATTAGGATGAAAGAAGCTACTGGTGAGATAGACTGGGACTTAGCTGCTATGAGGGCATCCCAAAGCTCGTGGAAGGACGAATGGCTGACTTTGCTTTTCAGTATTCCTCTGGTACTGAGCTTCATGGGCGAGTGGGGCAGGGGCATAGTAGCAGATGGCTTTACTGCACTCGCAGGTATGCCGCAGTGGTATCAGATTGCCTTAGGAGCTATCGTAAGTGCAAGCTTTGCCACACGGTCTGCTAGTAAGTTATTTAATATGAGGAAAAAATAATGGGTACAGATCATGGTAAAAAGAAAGTTAAAACACCTTTGCGAAAACCAAAAGTCATAGATAAAATAAAAACGCAGAGTGCAAAGACAACTGTTTCAGACGCTCAGAAAAGAGGGCAAGTAAAAAAGTCATCTAAAAAAACAACGGTAACAGATACTCAAAAAAGAGGTCAGGTAGGCACACGAATTAATTTACGAGTAGGTAAAAAATCAATAGTGCCTAAAAAGTCAAAAGGTGGATTTAAAAAAGCTTTTGATGCTTATTTAGAAAAGATGAAAATAAAATTTATTTACGATGACGATCCAAAGTATCGTGCTAAACCATCAGATAAATAAAATGGCAACTAAATTTTTAAAACATAAAACTGTAGATAAAACCAAAAAAGGTAAACAAGTAGCAGGAGTTATCAAAGACGAAATGGTTGATCCTATACGAAAGTTTATTAAAGAGAGAAATTTAAAAACATTAAAAGATTCTTTACAAAAAGAATATATGAAGACAGTAAAAGATAGGAAGAAGTATGGCATTCAAACTTAGTAGCAGAAGTTTAGGTAAGCTAGAAGGTGTAAATCCTTTATTAGTGGACACAGTAAAACGTGCCATAGAAGTAAGTTCTGTGGACTTTGGTGTGATCTATGGGGTTCGTTCATTGGCAGAACAAAAGAAATTATACAAGGCAGGACGATCACAGACGATGAAGTCTCGCCACTTACTACAACAAGACGGTACGTCACATGCTGTCGATTTAATGGCGTATGATGGTAGTGACCCAAGTTGGGACATCGTGATGTATGATAATATAGCAGACGCAATGAAAGAAGCAGCAATAGAAACTGGTGCAAAAATTTGTTGGGGAGCCGCATGGCATATAAATGACATAGCCGAATGGAGTGGCACTATGGAACAAGCTATGAACGCTTACGTAGATTTACGTAGGAGTTCTGGACGTAGACCGTTTATTGATGGTCCTCATTTTCAACTTAGTTAGGAAAACAAAATGTCTGAAAAGAAATATGGATACTCTTCTACGGATAATATAACAGGAAAAAAGTTTAATACCGAAATGCTTTTTAATTTTCAATCTCCTTCCAAGACTAAAAATAAAAATTTATTTGGTGGAGGTATAACAGACCCATATATGAATATAAAGGGAGGAAAGCTAAGACCTGATATAAGAAAGGGTTACCTTGGTATAAAGTTTACAAAAGAGTTTAAGAAAAGATGACACGTCAACTCACAGAAAAACAACAGAAGTTCTTAGATGTCCTATTTGATCAGGCAAGTGGTGACATAGGCTCTGCTATAAAGCTTGCAGGATACGCAGAGGGGGTAAGCCCTTCTCAGATGGTTACAGCTTTAAAAGAAGAAATACTAGAAGCTACACAAACGTATATGGCACGTAATGCACCAAAGGCTGCAGTGGCTATAACAAGTAGCTTGGACGATCCTACACAGCTAGGTATACGAGATAGAATGTCTGCTGCCAGAGAACTGTTAGATAGAACTGGTCTAATTAAAACAGAAAAAGTACAGGTAGAAACATCAGGAGGGGTTATGCTTATGCCCCCAAAAAATAAAGAGGAGGATTAAATAATGGCAGAATCATATAAAGGAATTAATTTATCAGATATGAAAAAGTATATTGTGCAAACAAAAGGTAAAGTAGTATCTGTAGATAAGTTAAAAAAGTTTATTGATACACTACCAACACAAAAGAAAGCCAAAGGTGGCATAGTTAAAAAGAAAAAATGAGAAACAGATCACTAGGCAAATGGAAGCTACCACAGCCTACAGATTTAAAAGACGATAACGAGTGGATGCCCATACCACGTATTGCACGAACAATACCATTTGGGTATGAGCTAGATCCTGAAGATAACAATTTATTAAACCCTATAAAGATAGAGTTAGATTTATTAGAACAAGCAAGAAAGTATATAAAACAATACTCGTACAGACAAGTTGCTAACTGGTTATCTAAAAATAGTGGACGAGATATATCCCACGTAGGTTTAATGAAAAGATTAAAGAATGAACGACAACGACAGAACCAAGCTCTCAGCCTACGCAGATGGGCAGACTATGCCCAAAAGGCGATCCAAAAAGCCGAAGAGATCGAAGAAAGTAGAACAGGAGCAAAGCAAGATTCAGAAGTTAGCCCTGCCTGAAGAAGAACTTTTACCAATAGAAGAAGCACGTAATGTTATTTTTCAGCCTAACAAAGGACCACAAACAGAGTTTCTTGCGGCAAGCGAAAGAGAAGTTCTATACGGTGGATCAGCAGGAGGGGGCAAGTCCTACGCAATGTTGGCAGACCCTTTGCGTTACATGGGACACCCATCGTTTAGTGGGCTACTACTACGTCACACCACAGAAGAGTTAAGAGAACTTATATTTAAAAGTCAGGAACTCTACCCTAAAATTTGGAAGGGTATTAAGTGGTCAGAACGAAAGATGCAATGGGTAGCACCATCAGGAGCGAGACTATGGATGTCCTACCTTGATAGAGATGACGATGTTCTACGCTATCAAGGACTAGCTTTTAGTTGGATAGGATTTGACGAACTTACGCAGTGGGGAACACCATTTGCTTGGAACTACATGAGATCACGTTTACGATCTACGTCCCCTGACTTACCTGTGTATATGAGAGCTACAACAAACCCCGGAGGACGAGGACACCACTGGGTAAAGAAAATGTTTATTGACCCTTCACCGTATAATGTTTCATTTAACGCCACTGACATCGAATCAGGAGAGGAACTTAAATATCCTGCAGGACACAGTAAAGCAGGA